CCAAAGCCATATTGATATGTGCCTTTACTGGTAACGATGCCACCATCGCCAACCATCTTAGGGTTCTTAGCGTTCATTACGTCAGAGTAGCTACGAGCGCCTACCAGGGCGTCACCACTCATGCGAACACGATCTAGCAGCTCTTTGGCCACCTGATCACGAATCTGTGGCGGCAGCACGTTTAGTACGTTGAGGTTAACAACAGCGTCAAATAGTTCGTTAGGTGGTTTTGTGTAGTCTGGAGTAAAGCCTTCTTCAGGGAATGGCTCGTAAGACTTAGCCTTGATGATGTCAGTACCCAGGCCTTTGCCAGCGCCGTAGTCGATACGCTTATCACCTGAGCCTAGACGATCTAGCATCTCAGCGGCTTTACGGTATGTGCCAACAGTTGTGGCCACCTGAGTATCGCCAGAGTTAGAAAGCTTGAATAGATCACCGTTCTCTAGGCGTACATAACCTTCAGGCACGTCATCCCATGCGCCGGTTAGATCATCGATCCATTTGACCGCTTTCTTCTTAATTGGGTTAGGCATACATATCACCTATTGCGCCAAGGATTCCCTGTGGCTGCTCTGTCTTGCCGTACTTCTTCATACCTTCGGTTTTGATCTTCTCGATCATCTCGTCGGTCAATGGTAAGTATAAACGCTCTACCTCTTTATCACCGTAGTACATCTTACGCATCTCGGGCTTAACGCCGTACTGCTTACCGATATCCTTCAGGATAGACGGTAGCTTCTGATCGTAGTTTCTACGAAGACCATTCTCTATTCTTGAATCACCCATGACGTTTTCTTTACGGATCATGTCTTCGCCGCTAGGCAATGTGATGCCACTAGCACCTTCATCGATAGCACGCTTGATAGCCTGCTTGATGCCGAACTTCTGCCACTCACCTTTCTGCATTGGCGCTTCAGCTGGAGCTAAACCTACATTACGAACAGCTATTTGTTTATCTGCAGCTGCTTCTAGCAAGTCCTCTAGGTTATCTGGAGCGCCGCCAGGGAATGCCGCTTTGACACCATTATCCATCACGTTAAATGTCTTGTCGCCTTCGCTATCAATTACAACTTCTGCAACCTGATACTTCCTACCATCTGGTGAATGATAGAACACACGAGAGTCAAAGCCATCAACCATATCCATGGTGTCTGTTTCAAAGTTACCTTTTGGGGCCAAGTCAGTTAGCGCTCTGTTGGCTTTCTCTGATGCGTCGATCGCAGTATCCCTGATCTCAGGCGAATAATAAGTGCCGAGCTTGCCTGCTTCTTGGTGCCAGTCAGACTGCAACTCTTCAACGTGTACTGCAAAGCCACCGTCATCTAACTCACGGTGTGAGCTTCGCAAATGAATCATTGGATTCTCAACGCCTGGCCAATGACTCTCATGCTCGTAGGATATTCCAGGCTCTTTGCCACGAGCTGGAAGAGTGATCACATCTTCTTTGTAAGTGCTTAGATCAAGACCGGGATCAGTAACGCCAGCATGCTTAGTAGTATCTGAGCCTTCAATTCGGCGCTGATTAATAGCCTGAAGAGCTTCATCAATAGTTGTTGGTGTTCTAGTAGTGCCATACATTGGCAATGGATTACCGTCAGGATCAAATGACTCATCAGGAATAGCTAATCGCTTTCTTTCGTTACCAGTATGCTCATAGGTTCTATACACTGAGCGATCGTGAGTAGGTTCTACCTGATAACGTCTGCCGCTAGTAGGATCAGTAAAGTCTAACTCCATAGGCGGTTTTTCAAACGCCATCTGGTGATATCCACGATTTTTTGCAAAGTCTAGTATTGAGAATTGACCGCTACCCCATGCTTCATCAGGCAAATCATTCATCACCATGCCGGCATTGCGATACTTTTCAAGTATGTAATTAGCGCGAGATGGCGCACCACCACGACTTACAACCCAGTCACGATAATCTTGTGCGGCAGGCTCAAATACTGCAGGGTCATCGCTTTTAAGATCACCCTTTGTGCCTAACCCATGAGAAGTAGATAGACGGGCAGCTGCTTCAGGATCTCTTTGGAAAGCGTGCTGTAGCGGTGGTAATGACTCAAGAGGTGGATATGTCTCTGTCTGGTAGCGAGTCACGCCAATAGGCTCACGAGCCTGGTCCAGGTACTCAGCTATGTCGCGTTGCGTTACAGAGCCACCTTGTTCATCAAGCCAGTTAAGTAAGCCGGTATCTTGCATCTCAGCACGTTTAACGCCTGCTCCCATACCCATCAGAGCATTCTCGATCTGATTAGCCTGCATCTTGTTCTGACGCATATTCATCACAGCTTCGTCTAGCTTAGAGACTGTACCTGTAACTGGGTCAACTGGCGCTTGTTTAGCACCACCTGCTATAAGCTCCCAGAGAGAATCGAAACGTGCCATGGCTTATTCCAAATAATAATTACTGGAATTATGCCACCCCTTTCATGCCACGTCTAATAGGTTCAGCCCACGAGTTAGAGATAGGTGAGTAGCCCACAGCAAAGTATCTGAATGCGTCTGCACCGTGTGATGCCCAGTCGTGCTTAGGCCGACCATTCCAAGATTTGTTGTTCTCGTTGTACTCACGGTGATACTGACGTAAGCAATCGATACCACGCTCTACCTTCTCAGCATCAAACCAACACCGTGGAATGATCGATCGTGAGGCCTGTATGCCGTCATCTACGCCGAGCTTTGGTGCAATGGTGATAGGACGTATGCCAAGGTTATCGAGCGTCTCTATCCGGCTTTTACCAGAGCCTAGTTCTTTAACCTGTACGTCGTGCGGCAGTATGTGTTCGGAATAGATGTATCCCTTTTCCTGCAGTACTCGTGCGTAATGATCGAGTCCAACACCGTTGTTTTCGTAGTAGTCAATGACGCGTATCTCTGCGCCGGTGACTTGGAAGAACCAGATGGACGTTGAGTCTCCAATACCAAGGTCCCAACTTGTAATAACACCCAAACTAGGCTCATAAGGCACAAAGCCAATACGGCCAGAAGACTTAGCATCTCGCATCTCAATCGCATAGTAAGCACCCTCGTTATGCGTTAGATAGTCACCCAGCCAGATGTGATCATATGCTTCAGGTCGCTTCTCTTGGTCTAGCAGGCGCTCTTGATTCAGAACGTCAGGGAACCATGGGTTGTCCATGTAGTTCATCTCGACGATCTTGGCGGTTTCAGGCGGGTCCTGGCGGAATCGCTTATGAGTGGCTGACTCTTTTGACTCAGGGTTCCAGGTCACCCAGATCTCAGACTCATGCTCACGCACCGTAGGTATTAGCTTGGACCAGGCGGTGTCAGATACTGTCTCGGCCTCATCGACCCAGGCCAGCAAGATACGGGCCTTAGACTTGATTGAGTCCAGGTTGCGACGTAAGCCTGCGAACACATACGAGATGCGCCCATCCTTACTACGAATATACTTCTCCCCCACTTCGTAGTAGTCAGCCAGCCATTTAACCTCGCTGATCGCAGCCTTGATCTCTTCGAGCGACGAATCGTCCAGAGAGTTCATAAACTCACGACCACACAGGATCTGGCCAGTCTTACCTTCCATCCCCCACTGGTAGCCACGAACTGCAGTCATTAGCGCAAACGTGCGCGTCTTGCCTGATCCACGGCCACCATAGGCGCCACGGTAACGTGTCTTACCCTCGAATACAGGGACGAGCTTATTCGGTATCTTCAGCTGAGCTTTCATTGGTGACCCCAACCAACTCGATGACAGTAGGCTTCATAGAGCCGTCTGAGCTTGTAACGTCTTGTGCGACCTTATCTGAGTAGTCGTGCTTAGTTAGCACCAGCTTAGTGATAGCGGTGTTGAACTCACCTGTTAAGCCGTTATTCAGCAGCGTGAACTCTTGCTCAGTATTGAGTTCCGCTAATATGTGTAAAAAGTCATCATTATTGTCAGCCCAGTTATAGATAGTCTTCTTTGATACGCCTATAACTTTGGCTAATCCTACAGCTGATGGCATTACATGACCTAGCGTCATCCAGTCGCCAGCAATGTAGTTCTCAGCCTGCTTGATGATCTCTTCAGTAAGTTTTGTTGGTCTGCCCATTTTGGGGCTATCTGCTTGTGCCATTGTTAGCGTCCAAACGTAATGATAGCCCCTAGTTTACTACATTACTTGACGTTGTAGTAGTAAGGACGTGATTCAGTGTTACCACCGAAGATGTCCTGCATCATACCGTTGTGATCGAAGTCGCCAGTGGTGTTAGCTGAAGCTGAGAAGTTCATGCCGAAAGTAGCGACGCCACGGCCAGTAGCATTAGCAGTAGATTTAGACTCAACAGAGCCGTTGTGGTTGGCAGCGCTTGAAGCGTCATCGATGAATGCGAATGACTGAGTTGATGCCAAGATTGCTGCGATAGCGATTACGTTTTTCATGTGTATATATCCTCTTGTGTATACGTTGTAGATACATACAGTATATTAGAAAATTCTAATGTAAGCAAGCAAAAAGAACCCCGGTTACTGGTAACTGCTAAACAACCAGGCCGGGGTTAAATCCGCTTAGGAGCGCGGTGAGGTATCAGAGGACATCTGATTTGGTTAGCAACCGTGGTCGAAGGCACCCTCGAAGTACAGCTCAGACCAGTTGTTGGCCAGCATGTCTTCAGACCACTCCATAGCTTTATGGAGATAGATTGCAGATAGGATACGACCGAACTCGCAAGGATCTACGATAGCCATATCGTGATCTTCTTTCTTCAGGTCGCAGATAGCGTCAGACATTACGTCATCAGCAAAGTTATCTTCGTAGGTAAGGCGGTGGATCGCTAGATCACGCAAGTCAGCATCGTACTCACTTGAGTCGATATAGCTATTCCAAGCGTTCTCAGAACGTTCGTCGTCGTAGTGATTACTCATCGTTTGTGACCTCGTCTGAGTCGAGAGCGTAATGCTCAGTCCAAATATCGAATATGCGATGGAAGTATTGTAACTCTTCTGAACTGTACTTTTCCATCTGTCTGTAGCGACGTACAAGATAAGCCATGTCTGACTTTAAGCGCTCGTAGCCGCCAAAAGTCATGTCGCGAGAAAAGTCGTCTAGGTTAATCTTTTTCATGGTTGTGACCCCTTAAGAAAGAATTGTGTAAGGTGCATGGCTGCGGCCAGTCATGCGGAAGTAAACAAAGTTTGAGTAAACAGCCATAATCAGGCGAGCATCAAAGAATTTCATTACGCACTCCACTCACTGTAAACATGCAAGCAGCCGGCGTTCTGCCATTCACACCAACACTTGTGATTATCAAGGATAGCGGCCAACTTATCATTGACTTCATGACGGTTATTGAAGAAGCGATAGCCTTCGTGGTAATCAGCCCACATGTCGTCGTAGTTCTCTTCAGCTGACAAGACGTAGTAGTCCTGCTCGTCGTGATCGTAAACAGGTGCGCCGATCTTTTTCATGGCGTTGAATGCGTGACGTAGATTGCGTTTCATAGTTGTGACCTCTATGTGGGGCCGAGGCCCCGTGATAATTAAGCTACTTTAGTTACGCGGTTGTCAAAATCCATGAAGGTTTCGTAAGGAACATACATCAAAGTGCCAATGCGCATTTCGTTAGTAGATTCAGTAACCATTACTTCGTACATTTTAGCGCCGCCGTTGATTACGCGATCAACTACTTCACCGACCAAGTAAGAGCCTGGTGCATCTTTGCGTGGCTCAAAATCAAAAGCTTTGATGGTGTCGCCGATGTTTGCAGTAGTTTCGAATTTCAACATTGTGTTTTCCTCATCTATTTATTGTTTCGATGGGTTAACTATACACCACATACTGACAGCGTCAACACTTATTTATGCAATTTCTGCTAATTTATTTTCTATCGATGCCAGGCGATTGATAGCTATCTTGTATCGCTTCTGGTCTGCCCACGGGATGCGTTTGCCGGCCTCTTGCCAAGAAGAGTAGATCCGTAAGAATAGTTCGTCGGACGCTTTCTCTTCCAGCAGCTTCTGTTTGCGCCAGGCACTCCGATCAGGTAGTTCACTTTCCTCGCCAAACAATACGGCAACCGGAAGGCCAACAGCTCCAACAACATCCACGCCTTTTGCGCCACACGCAAAGCAATAACAAAGTACTTTTCCATCTCGTTCCTCTTTAATGCTCATGGACGGGTTCTTATCACCGTGTACCGGACAGCAAGCCGTCCACTTGCGATTGCCGGTAGATTTGACCTTGTCTAGCTTGGCTAACAGCTCTTCAACCATTCTTCTTGCTCCGCGCCCACTTGATTCGTGAGTGTGTTATCCAGTTGAGTGTGTCCTGGTGTGGCTTCTCAGCCTCTACAGGGTTGATCTTGTTTGGCCATACACCAAAGCGCTCTCGGTATTTATTCATAGCCCAGCCGAGCTTGTATCCTTTCTCGCGGCCAATCTGGACCAGGTCACCGTAGAATCGAGACTTAGCCTCTGGTGATACGTCACGATTCTCTTTCTTTTTGTACTTTAGCTCTTCAAGGATAGAGTCGTCTGATTCCATCTGAACTTCGCGCGGAATCTCGTAACCACAGCTGCAGCGCAGGCCCGTGAAGATCGAGTAGCACTGCGGGCATTCGCGTGGCTTGGCCTCTTTCTTTTCTTTCTTGGTCTGCTTCTGCTCGTTGAACTTATCCTCACCGTCATCAAGTGACTCAGGGATGATGTACTCAGGCATACCAAGGTTAGAGATGTTGCCGGCATGGTCTAGGTATATCGCGTAGTTCTTACCCTCAGCCAAGCGCATGATGCGGCCGGCACGCTGGACGTGTTGGATCAGCGATCGTGTAGGGTATGCGTCGATCAAACAGCGAACCTTTGGCGCGTCATAGCCAGTGTTAAGTAGCTTCGAGCAAGATAGGATCTTGAACTCACCTAGATCATGAGCCTCGAACAAGGCCTGGCGTTCGTGATCAGGCATGTAGCCGTCGATATGTTCTGCTGAGATACCTGCTGCATTGAACTGATCAACCATGTGTTTGCTGTGTGCGATTGTCGGGCAGAACATAATGGTCTGCGAGTCCTCACCATGCAACTTCCAATTTTTTATGATGTCACCAGTTAATTCTTTATCGTTAGTCAGACGCTTGCCTAGGTAAGTTGGATCGTAGTCGGTGCCACCGGTCTTTAACGCACGACGCTTCAGGCCCTTAACATTAGCCTTCTTGCCACCCCAGTAGCGTACCGGTGTCAGGTAGTTCTCATCGAGTAGTTCGATTGGTGTGCTAGGTACAACAAGGTCGGTGTACCACTTGCCCAGGCCTTTACTGAATGGTGTCGCTGACAGGCCGATAAACGGTATAGCGTTATACGATGTCATGTAATCAGACAGGGTCTCGTAGTGTGTGTGGCATTCATCAACAACAGCGATATCAAATGGCAGCTTTTCATGGCGACGTGCCAGGGTCTGGATAGAACAGATCTGAATGTCTGCAGCTGGATTCCAACGCCAGTGATCACCCTGGATAACACCCACGTTTAGATTGAACTCGTCGAATGAGTCGAGCGCCTGCTGGACCAGCTTGATGCGATCGCAGATAAACACAGCCTTCTTACCACGCTTAGCAGCTTCGGCCAGGATAAACGCAGCGACTCGGGTCTTACCGAATGAGCAAGGTGCAGCCAGTACAATGCGCTTGTTACCTTTCCTCAGTGAACCTCTTAACATTTCAATGGCACGTTCTTGATGCGGCCTTAAACTTATACTCATCTCATCTCCAGACAATAGTGGTCATTTAGAGGGCTATTAGGCTACCCCCCAGATGACAGTTTGAATTTCCCAATTTTGCGCCAGTAATCAGCAACGACTTTTGGCGGCATGTGCCGTGGCTCGTAACACCACACCCCGTATTAACGGTAGCCTGATACGCTGTTTGTCCCGCCCTCAAAGGTCGGCGCAAAAATCTCGCTTTGTCTACGGGCCAGCACGATGCGACTGAACTATTAAAGCCGTAGCTTGGCATTGAGATAGAGAGAAGTATTGACGCAGGCAAGAGTTTGCACTACATTAGAGACCGAATGTGTCCGGATGTGGACGGTACGGTTTTCCCTTACTATCTACGTTCCGGTCACTTTAGGAGCCTGCCAAGCTCCATCCGGAACACGTTCATCTTAGTGACAGACATTCAATCCGTCAACCTCTTGATTGATATACCCAAACCACTCACCTGGCTCAACAGGGAAGCGGGCTGCGAATCTATCTTGCAGCGACCAAGCTGCGTCTACGATATCTAACGTAGCGTCATAATCGATATCTGACTTATGGATGGCTATGTGCCAGTCACCGTTATTGATGCAGGCCTCTAGGATCTTACGCATCTTAGGGTCTCGCTCGTCGAACTCACGAAGCTCTAGCAAGATCTCACATCGAGCCTCGATCTCTTCAAGATCCATACCAGGCAGCATGTCAGCCACCTTGTCAGGGTTCTCAAGGACAAGACTCAATATCGTCCATTCCATATCAGTCATATGCATCAGTTACACCACTCGTAGATCATTTCACCGATAAACGATGAGTTCTCTTCGATGAACTGGTCCATCTCAGCTTTAGTGAGATATTCGCCAGTATCATCCCAGTACATTGACTCGATATAAGAGTCCACGCCAGATAGATATACATCATCTATGATGGCGATACGACCCTTAAAGCGATGAGCGCCAGAACCCATTACAGGTACTCTGTCTCGCCGCAGCTAAGCTCTTCGACCTTATAAATCTCCATGCCAATACGACCCTTGTTAAGGTTGCGTGCCTGGGCTACTGCGCCTGACAACGACTCACCAAACCAGGTCTTATCAAAGTCAGCACATGGATATGGATACCCAGCCTTCTGACGCATATAAAATCTATACATTTGCATGTTCTTGTTTCTCATCTTCGTTACCTCTTTCAACAAGTTGTGCCAGCTTTTTGTTGTAGCTAGCTGCCAGATACTCGCAGGCTTCCATGGTGTCATGGTCTCCAGCAGTGCGAGATTTTTCAATGCACTCGATAGCACATTGTAATTTTTCTTGAATGTCTCTAATGCGATTAAGGTCATAACTCATCTTAAATCCATTAGCTCAGCACGAGCGTGTAAGTTGTCAATCATGTTAGACACAATAGTCATCGCTTCGTTGTCAGAAATATCTGACATTGCGCGACATACGCCTGACCAGTTTGTATGGGCTGCAGCTCCGTACACTGCTTCCATCCAACCCAGTAATTCTTGCATCATGTTTTCCATTTCGTTGACCTCGTAAACAATCTATAACTGTGATTATAGATATTCCGTTTACACTGTCAACTCTTTTCTGCAATCTTTTTCTCAATTCGCAGACGGCGCTTAAACACCGTGGTGATCCGCTGCAGGTAGTCGACATCGAAGTTCCTGATCGTAGAGTCTGCTTCGAGCTGTTGAACTTTGTCTTCACCAATACGGCGGATCAAGTTTATTCTGAACTCCACGGCATTGCCTGACAAGTGACGATTGCACTTGACGCACTGGGCATGGATGTTCCATGTATTGAACCTTAAATGACCTGCGGCACCACGAGACCTGTAGTGGCCAGCATCCATGGTTCCGCCTAGCTTTTGCTGTGGTAAGTTGCCACAACTGATACAGGGCTTCCCACGGTCCCTGAACCGTACCCAGGCGTTGACCGCAACCTGGGCCAACTTCATCCAGTCAGACTTGGTTCGTAGCTCGCGTTTCTGCTGCTGTTTTACGGCCTTCTTGCCGGTATCTGACTTCGCATAGGCTATGAGGTGGTCGTAAGAACAAAAAGCCCGCAGGCCGCCTATTACGGCGGTTTCTGCAGGCACTTTCTTCTTGCAATAACTACATTTCCGATTCTTAGATTGCATTCTTAGGTGGTCTGCATCTGTGATTGTTCATGTACTTTGCAATCTTGTGTATCTCTTCAGGCGTGGTCTCGAACTTCTCGGCAATCTTCTCGTTAGATAGTTGCAACATCTCACGACGTAATCGCGTTCGTTCTTCACACAAGCCTTCGATCAACTCGATATCTTCTTGGGTTAGTTCAGTCATGTTTAAAGCTCACGCAGTTCGGATCAGGCACGTCGCTATAAGCGTGGCCATCTGTTATCGCTGTGACTACAGAATAACTTACACCGTACTTGTTCGCGATGTTCTGGCGCTTGTACAACTTGGCCAGACCTTCGTAGTGCGCCCGCATACGTTCATAGCAGCGGATCTCGTTAACCTGCTCTGGCGTTAATTTACGACTTGCCATAATGACCTCTTTCCTCTGGTAATGTGACATGAATGCCTAGACGGTCCCGTAGCGCGTCTATAAAGACATCCATGACGTTGTTGAACTCTTCTGTTGTCAGCTGGGTTGTGCTGCGCTTGTCAGGGTACATCGCCTGCATAATAGGCTTGAACATGCCATCTTTAACTAACGCTTCGGTCGGGTTTATCTCGACCTTGATCTGTCGCATATCGAAGTCTCGAAAAGCCAGCTCCATAGCCACTTCTCGAAACACGACATGACCCCAGTCATTTTGGTTTGCCGTTCTCTGTTTTGCCATTCATCTCATCCTGTAACTGCTTCAGTGCTGCTTCACCACGCTTATTCTTGATGGAATTTTTTCTAGCATTCCACCACCCGTGACCGTGGCGTCTTGCTTGCTCTTTCCAGTAACGGGCCTCGCAAGCAAGCATGTGGCCCTGAACTTCATTCAAGTTCTGTGATTAATTTTTCTACTAGCCGACTGTGTGCAAGCAATTCATCATGACGCGGGTCGTTATAGCTCTTGGCGATAGCGACCTGTACTGATTCCATTGCTTTACGGTACATGGCGGTAGCAGGTTTGTTTGATAGGTTTAAGAACTCATCCTTCGACATCCGGAAGTACTTGGCCAGCTGCTCAACACGATCGTCATTAATGCGCTTTACGTTTTGCATGTTGTGAACGTGTTGGCGTGATACACCAAGATGCTTCGCCAGGTCTGCGAACGACGTGCCATAGATCTGACACGCCGCGTGCAAACACTTGCCGGCATGAGTCTCTTGCTCATGCGTTTTCATCAGAAGGGGACATCCTCTTGCTTAGCTGGTGCAGCTGCAGGGCGATCGTTCTTAGGCGTTACAGATAGAGACATGAACTTACCTGTCTTACCTTCCTTAACCCATGATGACAACCAGAACTCTTCACCGTTAACGTTGATCGAACCCTTGTACTCAGGGTGACGGTCAGATTCTTTGCGATCGTTCTTGAACAGTACGCCGCGATTAGTGTTGTCGTATTCCATTATAATGCTCCGTTAGACATAAATGCGTATGCAGCCATACATGCGCCTACCACGACGCCAACAATCACGCCAGTGACTACGTCTGACTTTGTGATTGGTTTAATTTCAGCTAACTCAAGGTTGGCCAGGTCCATCAACTCGACTTTCTGCTCGTCGTTAAGCATGTGGTCGTACATCTCTTCATCGACTTTCCTAGCCTGGCTTCCCTTGGCCCTAACCTTAATGTTTCCATTAGTTTTGTCGTAACCATTAGGATGAGCTAACTCATACAAACGCTTGATCTCGCCGATGGTCGGTGATGGAGACTTCTTGATAGCTTTAATAAGCTCGTCTTTGTTTTCAACAACGTACTTGTTAACACGAGATTCATCGCCGCTAAAACTTCCGTCGGCATACCAGCCGCTATAACGCTCATAGGTAGATCTACCTAAGTCATAATTATCTCTCAGCGATTTCCAGCTAAATTTCTTTTTTGATACAACAAGGTACAACGCAGTCATTGCTTTTGCGATTTGATTTGTGTTGTCTTTGTACCAATTATCCATCGGGCTAGTTTTAGCTTTAGCGGCATCTTGCTTTCGCTTTGCCTGCTCTTCTAACAGCCTGGCTTTGTGAACATTTGTGTTGTGTTGCGCTAATAAGCCAGATTGATATACTCCAGTCGAATTGGCAGCTGAGCTATTAAATCTACGTTTACTCATGGTTGTGACCTCTTAGAGTGTGTTTTTACGAAGTGTGTCGAGAATGCTTTTGATCTCGGCCTTTTGCTTAGATGAGAACTCTTTCCAAACCTCAGACATCATTGCCTCGTCTTCTTTGAGTTCATCGCCTAATTCTTTTAGAGCTAAAGAGTCTTCAGCATCAAGTGCATCTAGGAATGCATTGACGTACATCTGCTTCTGCTCTTTGTTGATACGCTTTTTAGGTGGCTGCGGCTCGTCGGTTAACTCAGTCTTAGAATAAAGCGACAGACCTAAACCCCACATGGCTAGACACTTAACCAGGCAACGCATGCGTGTAGTGTTGATAGCGAATGCATCAGGGTTAGCGATAGCTTTGTTGCGGTAATCCATGACTGGTAACCACATAGTGCGGACAGCTATCTCTTTGCCGTCTTGAATGGTCATAACGCATTCCGTCATAACCGTACCACCTTCTATTG